CCGCCGGACGTGTACGTGCCCCAACTGGTCGCATCGACCGGCAGGCCGGTGGACGGATCGACCAGCTCGAAAAAGTCTGGGTTGTTGGTCGCTTGCACCGTCCACGTGCCGTTGAGCTGGGTCATCCCGCCCACGGACTCAAAGCGAATCTGCGTGCCGTTGGCCAGCTCGGTATCGAAAAGCACGTCGTCCAAAATCAGCGTGAGCGTTGAGCCGGAGAGGGTGATCGATTGGATAGGGCAACCCGCCTCAAAGGCTGCCACGCCGCCCGAGGTGTATGTCCCCCAGCCGGTGGCGTCGATCTCGGCGCCGGTGACCGGGTTGGTCAAAATCCATTGTGAGGGGTCGGCCGTATCGACTTTGAGCCGGAAGGTGCTGTTGAGCTGGGTGGTGCCGCCGACGTTGCGGAACGTGATCAAGTCGCCTGCCGCCAGCTCGAGGGTGAAATCGTCCTCGTCCAAGATAATCTCGAGCTTGCTGCCCCCGAGCAGCGTGACCGACTGCACGACAAATTCGTTGGGCGGGTTGTTGACGTAGTTGTCGAGATAGCGCCAGCCGTCGGTGTCTTCGTTGTCGAGACGGTCGCGCCACTGCAACTGGAACCGCTCGATAAAGCGTTTCACGGCGCCATCGACCACACGGTTCACGGCGACCCAGATCTCGTCCTCGGTGCCGATGCCGTAGATCACGGCGACCGATTCGATCGTGCCGTCTGTCACGTGCCGGTGCCACCCCACGACCTTCTGGTCGCGCTCGTACGTCATGCCGATCAGCACGCCATCACCACGCACGCACCACAAGATCGCGTCGGGTTGCTGTTGATAAGCAATCTCGACGATCTCGCCCTTGGTAATGTGCTCGGCCAGGAGCGTCAGATCGGGAGCGATCCATCCGTCCTTGTTAAGCTCATAGACCAGCTCGCGCACTTTGCGGCCGTTGCGTTGCACAAAGAGCAGCACGTCGTTGACCAGCGCAGCCCGCATGTATTTCGAGCCGTAGCTCGATTGCCGGCGGGCCTGCACGTTGGTCGAGGACAGGCTTTGCGCCGTGTCGGCCGAGCCGATGGTCCACTCGTCGCCGGAAGTACCGACGAGCAAATCTGCCTGGCTGTAAAGCCAGTTGATCCGATTGCCCTCGGAGGCCGCCAGCGTGAAGCTGATCGCCGCCTCGGCTGTCGTGCCCATCTCAAAGTTCTCAAAGTCATCAAGCTGCGAGCACCAAATGGTGTTCGGTGCCGCGGTGTTTCCACCAAAACATAGTCGCTGCTCGTGCAGGGCGACCGAACGCGGGTAGCCGGTGGAGCCGGAAAAAGCGGCTTCGTACCAGAGCTTGGTGCGGCGGCTGCTCTGCGCATCCGTGCCGAGCCACTCCTGCACCGTCGCTGTCGCTGAAAGCCCATTACTCGCCACCGTGAGGATCTTGACTTGGCCACCCACCGTTTGGTTCGACACGGTCAAGGTCGCCCGGGCGTTGGTGTGGCTGGTCCAGGCTTTGACGTAAAGTTTGATCCCGCAGCGTTCCAACTCCCTGCCCGAGGTAATGATGTTGCGGTCGGAGTTGCTGTCATACTCCCGCACGATTTCCATCTGCGAGATGTTCTCCACACGCACCGTGCTCGAGGTCGAACCGGAGTTGGCCACCGTGTAGGTGTAGGTGTTGGCGTCGACCACAGTGATAGTTACCGCTTGCGTTGTGTTGAACGGAGCGGCACTCCCGGAAAAATGCACGCGGTCGTTGGTGGCAAAACCGTGCGCCGTATGTGTCACGGTGGCCGTGGTGCCGCTGCGGGTCACGGCACGCACAATCGGGCCCAGCTTCCACGTATCGGAGGGGATGCGCAAAATCTGGACGGTCGCGTCCCACGTGCCGTAGGTGGTCAGATCCCAGGCACCTTTAACGTCGATCGTTGGCGACACGTTATGCGCCGCCGTGATGACCATCTCGATGTTGCTCGAGGTGATGGTGCGCGGCCATTCAATCCGCCACTGGCTGCCGACGTGGCCCTGCCGGAAAATCGCAGTAGACGCCGTCAGCGTAACCGTGCCGCTCGTGCCGTTGGCAAAGATCGTGGTGTCCTCGATGTTGATTTCCCGCAGCGGCGGGTAATACCAATCGACTTCCTCGAACTGCCAGTTGTTGTCGGCCAAGCGAGAGAGTTTGTAGACCGGGTATCTCGCATGGGCGAAATACATGATGTCGTTGATCTGCGCGAATTGCAGCTCGCGCAGCGCCTCTTCGTCATAAGGAGTCACCACCTCGAGGGGGAACCCGGAGCCGGACAAGATCTGCTCGCCCCCACCCTCGATGCCGCGCCAAAAGCGAATGTAGCCGACGCCCAGCTCCAGCACAAAGCGGGTCGTCGTCGAAAAGTTAAACCCGACCAGACGGCACCGCGTGTTGCTGCGCTTGGTCTCACCGACAAAGCGAAACCCCGGGCGCCTCACCACACCGCCATACGGCAAGATCTGGAAATTCTCCAGCGTCCGGCAGGCCGAGCGGTATTTCTCGAGCGTCGTCCGCGCATCGATAAACGGCGAGACTTCGCCCGCATTGAAGCTGGGATAGAAGTCAAATTTAGGCATAACGCGAGCGAATCAGTTGGGAGTCGACCCAAGCCGGTTTGATGCGCAGCCGGCGTTCGGTCGAATCGCGGCGCATGGCCGTGGTTTTCAAAAGTGCATCGGCTTCGCCGGCAAGTAGCCGGGCCTTGTCGACATCACCGGCCAGCGGCACGGCGAGCTTGGCGGCCAAGGTCGTCGAGAGCAGCTCGACAAAGCCGTTGTCGAACTTGGTCGGGTCGGTCTCGCGGGCGATGTATTCGATAGCCAGCACGCCGCCGGTCCAAAGCACCCAGCGATTGGCGGCCAAGTCCGTGGCAAACGTGCCGGCCGTGTGCGCCAGCAGGCAACGGTAAACCAGCCCGCCTTGCGTGACGGCATTGCCCACCACGTAAGCGCGGCCGTTCCTCCATGCCGGAGCTTCGCTCTCGGCGTCGGTCAAAAGTCGGTTGCCTTGAATTTCCCACGCCGCCTCGGGCTCGCGCAGGCCGGTGTCGTTGACACGATAGATTCGCAGGCAATCACTCGGCAGCGCGTAGCTGTAGGTCCACTTGAACTCGGGGGAGAGTGTCTCGGCCGTGAGCGTGGTTGATTTATTGGCCCACGTCCACGAACCGGTAAGCAAAAGCGAATCCCGCACCTGGGGAAGGAGCGATTGAGCCAAGAGCATGCCTTGGGTCGACGGCCCGAGCTGCTCGGCCGTGCCGATGCGGAGAATCGCCTGGCGGCAGATCTCCTCGTTGTTGATCGTCGACGCGGTGCGGTCTTTGGCCTGGGCCAAGGTCAGCGCCGTCACCGAGGGCTTTTGCAGCGTCCCGGTGTAGATCTCCATCATCTGCCCGAACAACTCCTTGGAGCCGGTGAGCGGCAAGGCCAGGTGGCCGGCGAGCTTGGCCGTGAGCAGCTCGACAAAGACGGCCGGGAAAAGCGTGGTGGTTGTGACGTTGGCGAGGTAGTCGAGCTGGATCGGCCCGGTCAGCGACGTGTGGATGAACCCGCCGATGATCTCCCACTTGCCAAAGTTCTCGTCCTCGTCGATGCCGTTGATGCGCAAAAGGCGCAAAAAGTCCGCCGGCAGGGGGAATCTGTTGGCGTAGCCAAACGCCGGCGGGGCCGCATCGGCCGTGGAGGTGGCCAATTTGCGGCAAAATTGCCAATCCAAATCCGTCTGAAGTTCCTCGACGGTCTGGGCATAAAAAAGCGTGCAGTATTGCGCTTGGGCGGTTGCTTCCGAGAGGCTTGAGATCCTCGCGTCCCCCAAGCGTGCCAGCGCCAAATTGCAGATCTGCACGTCAGTCATAAATTAGGTGGCAGACTTTGCCCGGTCTGCCAGCGGGGTTGATCTTTTCGTGCCGATCAAGGCAAGCGGTAAGCGATCAAGAAGCTGATCTTCTTGCCCGCGGTGACCGCGTTGGTGCGAGTCAGCGCAGCCTGGATGCGCTTGGTCGCGGCCGTCACGGTGTGGCGAGGCAGCACGCTGGCGGTCACGTTGGGGGTGAACGCCTGGCTGCCGGCCGTGGAGCTGTTGAGCGTGATCGAGGTCGCGCTGTAGCGGTCCGCGTCGCCGGCATCGCCGAGGGTCGGGATCGCTACGGAGCTGCCGCCGAGGCTCGCTTCGTTGGAAACGCGGCACAGCTCGGGGATCACGGTCGCGCCGACAGGAACGTCGGTCACGTCGATGATGTCGCCCGAGGCGGCTTCGGTTCCGGTGCACGTGTAGGTGGCCTCGATGAAGCGGATGTCTCCGCTGGCGAGGTTGCCTTGCACGCGGTTGGCCAACAAAGCGTCGTTTTGCTTCGCGGCTTCTGCGGTGTTGAATGTAGCCATAGTTTTATCTCCTAGTTAGAAGTTGCGGTTGTCAGTGAAGTCCTACGGGCTTTCGTCGCAGGCGATCTCGACGACCTTTTTCTCCTCGAGGCGGGTAGCACCGAGGCTGGCGACCGAGCGGATCTGGAGCGAGTGCGACAGGTCCGTGCGGACATCCATGTGGGTCTTGAGGCCGCGCTCGGCAAGCACGACGCCGGATTTGACGTAGACGTAGGCACTGCGCACGTCGGTGGAGCTGTTCAAGGGCAAGAGCTGGGTCTTGCGGAACTTGAAGCCCATGAACGTGTTCAGAGCACCGTCAACCAACGCTTTCACCGAGTTGTAGTCGGCCGAGGTGATCTCGGTCGTGCGGAGCAGGTCTTGGAGCTGCTTGGCGCTGACAACGATGATGCGCTCTTCCTCTTCGTCAACCTCGTTCGCGTCCAAGATATACTTGGCGTTGCGGAGCTTGGCGATGGTCAGACCACTGTTGGCGGGGCTGCCGGACTCGACGTAGTTGACCGCCACCTTCTGCGAAGAAGGCAAGGCTGTCGGGGTCACGCCGGTTTCGCCGGTGTAAGCCGAGCCACCGAGAGCTTCGATGATGACCTGGTCCGCGGTGCGGGCATAGGCTGCCGCGTGGGACTGGACCACCGGGCTGGTGGGCAACACGACTTCGCCGAGGAGCTGCTCGTCGAATTCGTCGAACAGTTTGGCGGTGTCGTAGGCTTTCGGGCGAATCCAACGCTTGGCCGTGGCCTGGTCGGAAATGCGGGTTTCGCCACTGCGGCTCGTGATGAGCTGCATGGCCGCTTCAGAGAGCTGGTTGTAGCTCTTCTCTTTGCCAGAGATAGAGTCCAGCGTGACATACTCGCGCAAACGCGAGTTTTTTTGCTGCACCGAATGACGCCAGTTCTGATCGAACTGTGTCGTGTAGTGCTCGGGGATTTGAGTCATTGCAGACATGGTTTTTCCTCCTATGGGGGTTGTGGTTGTTGGTTAGTTGCTTCCCTTCGGCCTACCGAGTGTCCCAGTCGGGGTCTTCGGCTTGCGGGCGTTTGGAAAGCAGGCTCCAACTCGGAGGTGTCTGCTGTCTGCTGCGACTCATACGCTGTCGCTGGGTGTCAGTCAAGACACAAAAAGAAAATTTGCAGGACCGGGAGTTGAACCCGGAACTCCGGCATATGAAGCCGACGAGATACCTTTTCTCTATCCTGCGATTTTTTTACGCCTGCTTGAGCAGGCCGGTGACCAAAGCGACGGCCTCGGGGTCGGCTTCGTTGTAGCGTTTGTGCCACGGATTCTCCGGGTTGCGCATGATGTCAGTGGCCCGGGCCTTGCCGCCCATCATGTCGGGCGTGGCGAGTCCGCGGCCGACTTTGTCCTCGCTCATCATCTGGGCGAGTCGCACGTAACCGCGCACCACTTCGGGATCGGCGAAGCCGTAGCTGGTGGCGTTGACGCCGGCCAACTTGGCGGCTTGCTTGGCCACGGCGACATTCTTTTGGAAATCTCCACCCCACTCTTTTTGCAGCGTGGCAATCGCCTCCTGGCGTTGCTGATCAAACATGCCTTGCACGACATCGACTTTGCTCGACTCGTATTGGGCAAAAAGCCCGGCTAGCTCTTTCATCGCCGATGGCGGGATGTTGTGCTTGTGCGCCACTTCGGCAAAGGGCTGCATCGCCTGCTTGTCCCAGTTGAATCCCTCGGGCACTTGCTCGGGCGCAAAGTCATACTCCTCGAGCGACTCGGGCACGCCCAAGGCTTTGCGGTAAGCCGACACTTCTTCGGGTGTCGACTTCTCGTTGGGCACTCCGAGCTTGCGACCCACGAGCGCATTGGCGTGAGCCAGCGCCTTGGCCATGTCGGGCACGGTCTTGTAGCGGGCCAGGGTTTCTTTGTACGGCACGGCGTCGTCGGGCAGGTGGTCGGTCCAGCCCTCGGCGAGTGTGCCGTCCGGTTGTACGTAGGTGCTCGAGGTGAGCCCTGCGTTGTCCTCCGCACCGGTGGGGGCCGGCGCGGCTTGCGTGGTGTCCCCGGTATCGAGCAGTGAGGCCTCGGCGGGGGTTTCGATTGCGGTGTCCATAAAATTTATTCGGCGGGCGTGAAGCCAAGGTGCGTCCGGCGGCCGGCGTAGCGGCGGTGGAACTCCACCGGCGCGTTGTCGCGCAGCCACTCGACGTAGGCCGGTGTCTTGTCGCCCAGCATTGGGTCCATCTCGGGCGGGACGATCGCGTCGCTGGTTGCGGGAGTTTCGACCGGTTCGGTGTCAGTCAAGACTTCCCGGCCTTTGCGAGGTTGTTTGGTTTTCATTTGAGTACTTTCTTCTTGGGTTCTTCGAAGTTGCCGTCGGCCGCCGGTTGGCGACGCAGCATCGCTTCAATGTGCAGCACCACGCCCCGCTGACCATCGCGGATCGCCGCGGGGATCGGGTTAAAATCTTGGGCTGACGAAAACATCTGCAACTCGGTGGCAAAGGCTCTTTTCAAATCCTCCAGGACTACCTTGCCTTCCTCGCCGTCAAATACCCGGTGGTAGGCCAAAATCGTGCGCTGGCGTTCGCGCTCGCGGTTCAAGGCAGCTTGTTTGTCGTCGGGTTTCATTCGGCCATCTGGGCACCCATCGCTTGCGCGATCATGCTGTCATTGCGCACCGCACCGGCTTTGCCCAACGCAGACGCCGTCTGCTCGAGCTGCTCGGCCTGCATGGCCTGCTGCGCCGCTTGGGCACGCTGGGCACGTTGCTGCGCCACCATTTCCTCGTCCATGAGCCACCGCGCCGGCAGGCCGTCGTTGCGGGCCATGTCGCGGGAAATCTCGTCGAAGTCGTAGTTGTCGAGCATCTCGGGCTTGATCTGCGCGTACGGCAGGAGCATTTCGCTGGTGCGGATAAACGCGGCGTTTTCGAGCTGCCGAATTGCCAGGGCAATGCGGGAGTTGTAGTGGATCTCCGGCTCGGGGATCGCGCCGATCATCACGAGCTGCTGGGGCGGCGGAGGAAATTTCCCCTGCCGCGCCAGCAACGCAAACACCCGCTTGAGCATCGGGTTGAAAAGCTCGGTGGTCATCCGGGCAAAGGTCGGGGAAAATTGGATGAGCTTCTCGGCACTGCGCTCGGCCACTTCCCGCGCCGTCATTTGTTTCTCGAGCATGGCAAACATCTTGAAGAGATCCACGTGGAACGCCTCGTTGATCGCATTGCGACGCTGCTCGGCCCGGCTCATGCCGATGTCATAACGTCCGGTGGTGCCCCACTCACGCGGCAAGGCGTTCGGGTTGTTCGGGTCAAAGTAAGTCACGCCGGCGGCTCGCAGATCGATGTCCTGGTCAAACCCGGCGGGGATGAGCACCCGAGGAAACGCGGACAACTCGGCCAAGCTATCGAGCTGCTTTTCGAGGAAGTTCAACTGCCGCGCCTCGGGCAACGCCGTCCAGCTCGGGCTGTAGCCGTAGCTCTCGGAGTTTTTCCACTTGAGATACCTGGTGACGAAAAACGGTTGCTCATCGAAGCCACTCGAAAGCATCACGTGCTTGCTGGCTTTATCGACGTAGACCGACGCAAAAGGTTTGTTCGGGCCGTCTTTTTTCCCGCGCTCGATCTCCCCGGGGCCACGCGGGTAGATCATGTGGATGATGGTAAATTTGCGGTAGCTCTTGGTGTTCTCGAGGTCTGCTTTCATCGGATCACTCAACGCCTCGGGGCCGAACTTCAACGCCGCCTGGCGGGAGGTCATTTCGTACTCACGAGTAAGCGTGTCGACGTAGCCTTCGTCGTCTTCGCTCACGGCAAAACTGCCGATGTCGAGCTTGGTGAAATTCAGTGCATGCGTGCGGCCTTGCTCGACCATGATCGCCGCCGTGCCAAACGCCCCACGATCAAGATACATCTCGTGGATCTCGGTGTAAAAATTCGACCGCGCCAACTCGCCGTGCATCACTTCGGTGCAGCGTTTGAACCACTGCTTGATGCCGTCCTCACTCTCCATCGCCGTCGGCGGTTCGAGCGAAAACCACCGGCTCTCCATCGGCGTCATCCAGCTCAACTGCCCATTGGCCAAGACCATGTTGGCCCGGACGGCGGTTGCGTCGAAAAGATACGTCTCGTCCTCGACCGAGGGTTGGCTGTCTTTGGTGAAGAGCCCGGCCTTGCGCGGCATAACATATCGGGCAATGTCCTCCCACAACGTCTCCCACGTGGCACGCTGGCTCACCAGCTCGTAGTGCCGTTGCAGGATGTTCGTGGCCAGCTCGTCTTTTTTCATGTTAGCCAAGACCTAACGTGGATGGTCCGGTCAAAAGCGGCGCCTGGTTGCTCTCGCCGGCCAAGATCGACTTGCGCATCCCGGTGCGCTTGGCTCCGACTTTGCGCTGCTGCATGTCGTCGGCCGCCGCATCCATCACCCGCGCCGCCGGCTCGGGTTTCACTTGGTTGGCCTTGAGCTGCTCGAGCTGCGCTTTTTGCGCGTTCAACGCATCGGTGCGCTGGGCTTCCATGATCGACAACTGCTTTTGCATGGACTCTTGCTGGGCCTTCTGCTGCGCAGCCATCGTCGCCGCTTGCTTCTCCGAGGCCACTTGCTGGGCCCGCATCTGCGCCATCATCGCTTCGTGCTGCTGCGCGGCCGCGGCGCTTGCTCCGGCACTGCCGCCACCGCCCCCACCGCCAAAGAATCGGCGGCTGGTCAAATCAATCGGGCTGCGGGTGTAGTTTTTCATAGATCAACCGAGAGTTGAGGTTCCTGCCAAGCCGGTCTCTCCGGCCAAAATCGAGGTACGCTGACCCCGGCGACGTTGCCGGGCCATCTGCCGTTGATCGTTCGGCGAAGCTCCTGTCGCAGTCACCGCCACGCTCGGGGAAACGGCCACCGGGGCACTCATCGTCGCTTCCGCCGGCGCCACCGCCGATTGATTGGCCGCTGCGTTGGCCTGCTGGTAAGTCGCCTGCTCGGCCGCCATCCGCTGGTTCTCCGCCGTCACCCGCTGACGCTCGGCCTCGGCCGCCGCCGCTTCCTTTGCGGTCTGCTGGCGTACCCGCTCCTGCTCGGCCGCTAGTTTGGTCGCTTGGTCCTGCGCGGCTTTCTTGGCCGCAGCGGCCGCTGCTGCTTGCTGCTGGGCCTTCTGCTGCGCCGCACGCTGCTCGGCTTGGCGTTGGGCCGCCGCTTGCTGGGCCGCTCGTTGCGCCGCCTGCTGCTGCGCAGCGTTGTTGTTGGAACGCCGCCCACCGCCTCCGCGGGCGATGCAGTTCACTTCAAGCCGGCGTGTAAAACGCGGCAACGCGGGCACTTCGAGTCCGTATTGATCTTTGTTCATCGGGGGATTCTATGAAACTTGAGCGGGCCATCACGGCGGGCCCATGCGCACCACGGTAGTGGGTAGGGCATTTGTTGCAAGCAAAATGTCTTGACTGACACCGCCGACAACCCAGCCGCCGCCCACACCAGCCACGTGTCCGGGTTGTCGTACGTCGCCCAATGATCCCACGCCTGGGGATTGGCCCGCTCGATTGCCCGCGCCATCATAAAGTGCGTTGGCGTCGAGACCACCAACCCAACCTCGAGGTACGCCTCGATGTCTTCTTGCAGTGAACACTCGGGCAAGTGCTGCCGGTAAAGCTGCCGGACTCGTTGGATCGGCGTCATCACTCGCATGACCACACCTCCGAGCTTCGCTTCATCCCCCGGGGCCACCCCTCAACGGACGTGAACGACTTCTCCTGGAACAGGACGTAGTCGGTCGGCTGGATCGTCAGCCGGCCGTTGTCGAGTCGCACAAAGGTGAACTCCTTGCCCTGGTCGGGTGCCGCCGAAAACGCATCCCCTACCGGCGCCACGCTGAAGAGGTATTCACCCTCGTGCTCTTGGTCGTCGGCCCGGACGGTCACGTCCACCCCTTCGAGGTAGGGATAGAGATTGGCCGCCCACCCCCAGCCGTAGCAATCCCACCGTTGAGCCGATTGGATCGGCCAATGCGGTTCGGGGTCGGGTCGGTAGGCTAGCGCATGGGGCGGCAGGTTGCGGTAGCACGCCCCACTCTCGAGGAGCACCGTGCACCCCCACGCTCGACTCGGCCAGCTCGTAAGAGCAAACCACACGGCCGGCACAAATCCGCAGGGCTCTTTGTGCGTGAAGGTCGTGTCGACCCACACGTATTGATGCCGAGGCAGTGGACCGGAGAACGTGTTCATCGTTTCACCTTCCCAGTGCCACGGAGGCCGGTGCGCACAATCGGCCGGCGCCCCCACTTGCCACGCCGGGGGATGGAGCTGCGATCGACCACCATGCCGCGGTTGATCGCCTGGTGCGCCAGGCTGAAGGCATCGCTGTAGTGGCTCGACCAGTCGTGCACCGGCACGTCCCGAATCGTCACGCCGTCCTTCTCTTCTTTGCTGCGATACGCATCGAGGGCATCCAACCCGGAGCGGCACCCCTCCTCGTTGAAGTGCACCCGCGGGAACGCATCGAGCGCGAGGTTGATGCCGTCCCACACGGACAACTGACGCGGCACCGGGACGACGTTAGCCAGTCCAGCTCGGGCTAGTCCGTCCTGCCAGAGCCCGCCCCGGTCCGCTCCGGCGTCGTGGGGTAGGAAATGGGACCCATAGGCATAGGCCTTCGCCCGCAGCCGGGCTGCCCAGTCGGCCGGCGTCTTGCAGTCGTCATCACCCGAGAGCGCCTCGAGGAAGTTGATGCGGTCACCCACGAGCTGGTAGACCCATACCTTCTGGTTGAGCGGCGCCCCCACGTCCCACGAGGTGTACACCGGCAGCTCCTTGAACCAGAGCACGTCGGGACTCACCCGACGCTCGACGCGGGCGGCCTCGAGCTGCCGCACGTAGATCGCACCTGGTCGGCCGATGGCGAAGCTGCACTCCATCTCCTGCTCAAACACGTGGGCCGGCGTCCCCTTGCGGATGCTCTCCAGCTCCTCGGGCGGGAGGATGCCCGAGTCCGAGGCCTTGAGCATCAACGTGAACCAGCTCGGGTCGACCAGGGCGTCGCACCATAGCCGGTAGAACTGGTTGCGGCCCTTGGGCGTGCCGATGAAGGTCGCCCACCCGCCGTAGTCCGAGAGGGTGGGGCGGATGACCGAGTGCCACGCGGCCGGATCGATGTCCGCGTACTCATCGATGACGATGCCGTCCAGGTACAGACCGCGGAGGCGCTCGTACGCATCGCCCGAGTACAGCCGGATCGTGGCCTTGTTCGGCAGGGTGGCCACGAGATCCGCCCGGTTAATCTCGACGCCTGGCACCTGCCCGGTGAACTGGGTGACATAGCCCCACGCGATGTCCTTCGCCTGGTCCCGCGTGGGCGCTACGTAAGCAAAGCGCATCGGCGGCCCCGGGCGCTGCGTCGACAATGCCCGGTAAAGGATGTCCTGGATCGCGGCGTAGGTCTTCCCACCGCGGCGATGGACGACCAGACACGCCCACCGCTGCGTGCGCGAAAGGTAGTCGCGGAACTGCGGCCGCGGGATAAGTTCGAGCTCCGCGGCCATCAGAGTAAATCCCCCCATAACCTAACACTATCACTCTTATGTGTAGTTCTTTGGGATAGCTTTTTCATATTCTACAGTGTTGTCTCAATAAGGCCAAAAACCTCGTGATTAGTCGCTTTCGGTTTCTTGTGTAGCGTCAGTCTCAATAAGGTTTTGCAGCGCCGGAACCGGCACGGCCTTCACGTCGATAAAATCCGTCGGCCGATCGCCACCAATGCGGATTCG